CAGTCGGCTCAGCTACTGGCTCCTCGGCAGGCGCGGCTAACGCGGCGGCGGCAGAACCAGCGGGGGCAACCAACTTAGGTAATGTGGGCTCAGTCTTCTTTGTAAAGTTGAGCTTGCCAGCATTGATGGCAATCGGTGACTTGCCCTGCTCTACGCAAGTTGCGTATGTTTCCTTATCCAAGAACTCTGCGTTGGTGAACACCAGCTTGGGGAAGTCACTGTCAGTGTCGAACGTCAAACGGGTAGTAAGCATGTTCAGGTTGTAGCCTGACTGACCAACGTACTTGGCGTACTGCAGGAACGGCATGTTCTCAACGTTGCCCTGACCGAAGATAGACTTCTGTGGCAGGATCAGTTGGTAGATATCACCAGCGGGGTTATTCCGGAGGACAACAGCCAAGCGCATAGAAAAGCGACAAGCTGCACGGCCAGCACCGCCAGACCCTTTAATAGCCTTGGGGCACTCTTTGCAGTTGTGTCCTTGTGGGTCTTCGACATCAGCGTCGGGTCGCTCGCCGTTGCTTGACCAGCAGTCTGGCACGGAGGTTTCGTCTGGGTTGTATTCTTGTCCATAGTAAGATTTCTGTACGGTCTTGGAGCCATTAACAATCACCACATCCATGTGTGGGTCAGTGTTCTTGGCAATCTCCTTGCCACCATCTACGAGACGGAAGACACGCCCGCGTAGTGTGATACGCTTAACGCTACCGCCAGAAGAGGTAAAGGATTTGGTGAAGTCGTCCAACGCTACGTTTTGCAGGTGGGCGGGAAGGTCAGCGCGGAATGTTGTAATGTTGCTCATGGTTCTCTCTCAGGTTGATGATTTGCGGCGTACGACTACCGCGTAACGACTATCTACATTCAGACCAGCGGGGTACTCGTCCGGATGTTGCTCTAAAAAATCTTTCATGTTGCCGTTGTGGATGCGCTTCTCGAGCAGTCCATAGGCATCGTGTTTTGCAATCATGCTATAGACTGCATCCCAATTAGTTGGGTTGTATCGCTTGCGTACGCTACGAATGACTGTAGCTCCGCGTGTCGAAATGCTATCCGCATTTGTCGTGTTCATGATCTCTAGCATTTGGTTCTCAATGCCAGACAGTGCCTCGCTGAGTACTGCATCATCAGCTTCGTATGCCAGCTTGAGCTGGTCTCTTTCTAAGCGTATTTTCATGTACGCGTCAGACAGTTTGTCCATGGATTTATCTTCCATATTTTCTCCTTGATGAACTATTATTATATGGTCATTCTGGACTTTGTCAAGTCTCAGTCAACTCTTTTTTGTATAAATCTACAACTTTTTCATGGTTGGTGATGTTGCCCTGCAACATAGCGTACAACCGCTTCTCGACAGGACTGCCTTCGATGTGCACGATAGTCATCGCGTTTTTCTGTCCGGGTCTGTCAATGCGAGCGTTCGCTTGTAGGTACGTCTCTGTGGACGTAACAGGAGCATACCAAATGATAGTATCAGCCGCAGTTAGGGTAACCCCGTGAGCCGCGGCTTGTGGTTGAATGATGAGCACCTTGATGTTCTGCTTCTCTTGAAAGTCCTTGAAGATAGCAGTGCGCTTGTGCACAGGGACTTCGCCATGAATCAGATCACATGTCGTACCATTCTTTGTCAGGTAGTCTTGCAGTAGCTTGATGGTGTGTCGGAACGGAACGAACACCAGCACCTTGTGACTTGACTCGTCAATGACTTCTTGTACAACACGTAGTCGGTCGGATACGTCAAACTCAATCGTTGCACCGCTATCTGAATACACAGCGCCACAAGAGATTTGTAGCAGCTTGTTCATCTTAGCGGCAGCATTGACCGTGCTGACCTCTTCGCCCGCCATCTCAAGAAGCATCTGATTCTTCAGCTCCTTGTAGTACTTCTTCTGTGAAGGAGTAAGCGGTGCAATACGATTGACGTACGTCACCTCTGGCAAGTCCAAGCACTGCGCCTTCTCATAACGAATGGCTGGCTGCAACATCTCGAACACCTGCTTCTCTGCATCTGGGCGTGGCTCCCAACGGAACATCCCAAACTTCTGCATGACTGCCTCGCGGAAGTCACCAAAGAAACGTGGCGCACGAGTAGGTACGCATAGCCTGCCAAGCCCGTAAGCATCCACAGGAGATTGCGCGGCTGGTGTGCCAGTAAGCATCCACATCCAAGTGTTAGGCGTGACAAACTTGTTCATCAGCTTCCAACGCTTAGTCTGTACGTTCTTATAGGCGTTTGCCTCGTCAATCACAATCAGATCAAACTTGCCGTGGTTCAGCATGTGGTCAGCTATGGTGGCTATGCCGTCGTAGTTGATGATGATGAACTCAGCGGGACCGCTGACAATCTTCGCCCGCTTGTTGGAGTCGCCATAGGCTACGTCAACTGAACGGTGCACTGCAAACTTAAACAGATCAGCCTGCCATGCAGACTGCATGATAGACAGAGGGCACACAACAAGCACCCGCTTGATGAGACCCAACGTCATTAGATAGTCAGCCGCCCAAATCACTGATGCCGTTTTGCCTGTGCCCTGCTCGTTGAAACAGAAGGCGCGGCGGCGCAGTGACAAGAACGATGACGTATCTTTCTGATGGTCAAACGGCTCAAAGCCCATAGGCCGAGGCCACTTGTAGTCACGCTGTATTGGCGATGGCACATCTTTGATACGCATGTGCGTCAGCTTCTCAGCGTTGTCCCAATCCCACGGCACTTCCACTTCGTAACGCTCTTCGCCAAGGTCCTTCACCACATTGCTCGTGGGTATGGTCTCGGTGATGCGAGCAGGGAAGCGGGTCCTGACCACTAAGGTGCGGTCTTGCAGTACTTGCATATTATTTCATTGAGCCATCTGGGTTTCGTTTAAAGGATCGGTTTTTACTAGGTGCTTGAATCTTCACCCCATCTTTATTTGATCCACCTTTAGATAGTGCCTTGACGTGAGCAACATCTTTTCCTTCGCGTCGATCAGCTTTGCCGTTGTTGTCTTTATCAGCTCCGGTCTTGTCGATCTTACGACGGGCACGTTGACGCTCCATGCGCTCGTCAAGTTCTCCTCTAGTTTGCTGTTGGTCATATTCTTTTTTGTATGGGCGGGGTTTGTTCACGTACGGCATTTGGGCCTCCTGTTTTTAAAAGAGCATCATAGTATTTTTTAGGAAATGGGTCTTTTTTATCTAACAAATTTCTTAACCACTCAGCACCGCCAAGATGGTTAAAAATAATGAATTGTCTGTCAGACATTCGCATGTTTCTCCCCACTAGGGGCTCAGGAGGTTTTGGTCTTGGCATACTTCATTTCCCTTACGTACTGCGCAAACGAAGCGGCTGTATCACCAAAAGCAATTCGCATGCAATCAAATTCGTGTGCAACCTCTTCTAGTACTTGGTTGCGTATCTCGTTTACGTTCTTGTCAGAAACGTATTCTTGGATATCATCATCGTCGTTCATTTCTTTTTCCTTTCGTTAAGAACTTCATTGCTCCACTCAACTTTGTAGATGCCACCATCCAAGCCAAAGTCAATTCGTATATTGCACTCCACAAGGTATGGATGTAGGCTTACACCCAACCCATCCATGTTTTGATTGACACGGTAATACTTGCTGACCATTGTCTTGCCACGGTCTTCTTCAGGCACGTACTGTCTGTACAGTGGCTCAGGTGTTTTAGATTTGCTCATTGCAACCCCCTCTGCTTGGCGTACAACAAGTCAAGCTCTTCCTTTTCTTCCTCCGTGATTGGAATAGCGGTTTCAAAAGCGCCGTTAGCAATCATCTCTTTAATCTCGGCAACAAAGGCATCAAGCTCTTCTTGCGTACCCTCAAACTCGTCCATGCTTCCTTCTGCAAACACAACTTTAAGTTTTATGTCTTTAGTCATGTGTCCCCCAATTCACGAAAGATGTCGTCGGTTATGTTCCGCACACGCATTAGCACAGCTACGGGGTCTGCGTTGTGGCGGAATTCCTCATTGATCTGCATCCGTATCTCGGCGAGCGCAACATACATGTCTTGGCCTTTGAGGGCGTACAGTAGTTTGCGCTCGTCGTCTGGATAGCTAAACTCCAGAACAGCTTTCATCGGCTAGGCGAGGCGTACTCGTTCTTCTCGATGGCTCGGGCCAAGTACCACTGGGCTTTACGCAAGTCCTCGAGTCCTTGGTTCGTGCCTTTCTTGCCCGCTCTGCTGATGTACTTCACCGCGTTGCCAAGGTGATAGCCCAAGCCCTTCGCTTCGATGTAGTCGATAGTCTCGATGCCGCCCTCTGTGTAGTGAGCAGGATTGTTGACTGGATCGGATGGCTTCTCAATCATCTCGATCATCTCTCTCAACTTTGTTGACGTAACATTCGTAACCGAGTCTTTGTAGACCGGAATGTCAGGGTTCAGTTGCTCCATCAAACTCTTGTTTGAACTGCCTACGAGAGTAACAATCTTGTTCTCAGCAGCACGCAGTTTGTGCTTCACGTTGTACACGCTCTGTATAGGAAAGCCTAGCTGATCGGCTATGTACCTAGCAGTTGCGTTGGGGTTTGCTGCAATGAACGAACGAATTTTTGCAGCTTTGGTTTTCTTTCTCTTGTTAAGCATTTTTAGCTCCTTGATTATGGTCACACGATGTGACTGGACACCAGCCACGACAAGTAAAGTTGGGCTTGGGGTTCCATACATCACTCTGTACGGATGCCTCAAGTTGACCAACATCTGACATCCAGTCGGTCCACAGATCGCTCTGTGATTCGG